TAAATATCGAGGTCGTAAATGAGGATAAGAAAGGTAAGCAAGCTGCCTACGAAGGATGCGAACAGGAGTATCTCCGAACACATCGGGCTCAACAGGATTCCTAAGGAGATCCTCGAGCTGTTGATAGTATTCTGCTAAAAGTAGTCTAGCGTACTGGTTTCCATCTCGATAGGTCGTACCAACCGTCGAGAGTGAGGACTCTGGTCTAACTGAATGGTCCTCAATACTCAGTCGTTCAACCAACTGGTTAAACGTAGGCAAGTCCACATCGAGTCGGTCGGGGTCAATAGCATATCGCCCGCACAAAGCTTCGATCCACTTATCTCGAACCTTATCATAGTCGAGACTGGTCTTGCAGTGGAAAAACCATTCCCACAGAGATGACGTAACGATATCGATGAATTGAGTCGTTTCGGATACACTCTTCGAAGGAATGTAGTAGGTACACATTCGGGTGACCGATTGTATATCTAAAGGAGCAACCCATCTTTCTAGTACTCTTGAGAAAACGAACTTTCTTTTCAGAAAAGACACATCCTTGAGACTGAGAGATTTGGCAAACTCCTGGTTCTTTTGGGCTGGAGTTACCTTCATACCCAAAGTATCCCGCGCGAACTCTTGGAAAAGTATGTTGTTCAAAAACTTCAATTTCTCCTTCTTGATCGCTGCGAGAAGATCATCACCATATACAACAGGTTTTACATACTTGAAGAAATCAAGATCCCTAAGATCGGGATGAGTATACCAGTAGTACATGATGTTGATAACCCCTGAAATTCCATTGTCTTCCGCAGTAGCTGCCTTACCGGATGGTTGGAGTCCGAGTGCCATTAGCAAGTCACCCTGCATTAGCACCATAGGAAACAAACCGTCCGTAAGGAGTCCTCGGACAATTTGCATTGCGCGAGCATTGTAACTACACTCTTCAAGAGTACGAGCAACAACAGTAGCGGTAGTCAATCTTATTTCAAAAGGCATAGTCTGATCATAGCTGCTATAATCCCACTCCAGGTAGTGTTTGGAGAAGGAATTAAGTTTCAAGACCAGATCTCGTGCTCCTCTATGCATGTCTATACCTACGGCAGAACAGAACAATGATTGGTTGTCGATCATTCTATTGTACAGTGGGTACAGAAACATTCTCTGGAGAATCAGGGCATCTATAGGGGTAATATAGAAAACCCTCGTCTTCCCCTCGCGGTTTTTCTCTTCTAATCTAGGTTCATCTTTTAAATGCGCCTTGTAAACAAAGCACTGGATGTTTCCAGACATATAAGAATCGAGCAAATGATTAAGTCTCTTTTTGAGTTCCTCAATGGGCTCTCGCTTAAGATAGTCATCTAGCTCTTCC